GTTGGATCTCAACTCGAAGAAAGTTGCATCTTAATTAGACGATAAGCGAGTGGTGAATAATATTTATTCGCCAAAGTGTAAAGTTAGAACTAACCTTTATAAGAAAGCTCTCTTTGAACTTTACACATATTTTAATATTTTATAAATAATAAATGTTGCATCAGTCAAGCTTCAGGGACAGTAATGAATCTATCAAGACATGGCTGTAACCATTGAACCTAAAATTCGTGATGAAATAAGTTTTATTCCAGCTCCTAGAATAGTGTTTAATGCTTCAGCACCTTGCTACAAAGCCGGGTATTTCTCTATTGTAGTAGCAAGTTCTCGTTAATCACTAGGTTTCCCTCTTTGACCTTCGAGGTCTATCCAAGACTTAAAAGTGAACGTTGGAATATATTCATATGCTATTCTTACTTCGACTCTGTATTAGTCAGTACTAACAGTTCCATCTAATCTAGCAAATATCTAATTCCTCATTTATTTAGTTGCATATGCTAAATCTTAAAGGCCTTATGTAAATACATTATCTTCCATATCTGTTGGCACCCATGAATAATCAAAATGAGTCTTTGTTGATGAAGAAACATACTATGCTGTAGTTGGATATTATAGCATCTGGGTCAATGTTGGAAACGGAATGTTAGTGCTACCATAAGAGTAATCAAACCCTGGTACTTGACATATTGTCCATACTCCTGACTTTGTTTGAAAATTTGATGTGGGTATAATCCTTAACCCACATCGTATTACCCTATATGATGTCCACCTTTCAGTACTATTTGATGTACCTTGAGTACTAGATAGTAACGACAGTACAGGTGCCCCAGCACCTGTGCCTATATCTGCTAGTGTCCCGATACCTTGGTTCCATTGATTTAACAATCTAGATCCATTAGATGATCCTGAACCTACATTAGCTGGACAAACTGTAATGAATATATTACTAGCTGCCAAAGCATTTGGCTAGACTGTAAAACTGGCTACTTGTTCCAGTACACCAGACTCACATTAGTACTCAAATGGAGGTTTTATAACATCAGTATCAAATGGTGCTATAACACTCTACATGTACTTGGACATACCTGGTTTTACACCTTATGCTCTGTAATTAGTATTATAACCATTTGAATCTTTTTATGGTTAAGTAAGTTAATTAAATTTTACCTATGAATTATACATACCTTTACTCTTAAAGTATTTATTTTTCTTAGTATTCTGTTCTAGGGGTGACATCGTTTAATTGTCACGACTCAATTTTTATGACTTTTATTGTCCGCTCTTTCCACTTTGGCTCTAGGTTTTGTTTTGTTATTGTTTCATAATATATGATTCCCCCGTAGAGGTTATACTCGTTATCAACGAAGTATATTTGACCTAAGTCTACTGATGTTCACTGTTTAGGTTAGGATTATCTTCCTAGAAGTTATAACTCTGTTAGTGAAGTCCCCTAACAAACCTATATACTTCGGGTAAGCTATCTGTTTATGAGGTAAGACAATTATACTACCTATCATAAAAGTTTACAAGAAGGCTATAATCATTCTGCTTGGTTTCCTCACATATTTGTTAATAGGCTAGGTGTTCTATACCCTATATATCCCCTACACACGACAATAATTAACCGTATGTATAATTATCTACCTCTTCTGAATTTTAACTATAATTTAGTTATTTAAGACATTAACCATAGACATCACGTGAATCAAGATTAAGAAGAGAATTGGAAGGTATCCCTAGTCTTTTAACAATGTTTTGAATAAACAATAATTATTTACCTGAACAGTATATGCTATTTATGGCTTATTATAATAACATCATTTCTCTTTATTGCTTTTCCTTAAATTTACATCTTAATGAATAATCTGAATCAGTTAACTATTATAAAATAGCAATTCGTGGTAAATTCCTAAAAAGTCGAATTCCCAATTCTTATTAGTACGTTCCCAATAAAGATAAAAAGGTAAAATTCGAACAACTAGACTATATACCTTTAGTAGCCTATCCTAAACCATGAATACCTTCTTTAGGAGAACAATAAATCTAGCTAAAACTATATTGGAATTGTCTTAACTAATCAGATTCAATCATTAATAAGACATCATCTCCACAAACGTGTAATCTATAATTATTGATCTATGCCAAATGACATACATACTTCATATACATTATCACACGTATCGTATTCCCAAATGTTGTTCTAACAGGATGTCCAGAAAAAACAGTTCCATATAATTTAGCTGAAAATAAACGAATTCGCTAATTTTAAAGGTTTTTATAATGAGAATATACTTTACCCTCTAATTTCACTAGTATATCTTTAACAGGTTAATATTATTATTGACTCAATCCCAAGTTATTAAATAAATGATCATATACTTATTCAATTATAAAGTTATCCACACTATCAATTAATTAATGATGTTACCGAGAATCATGAGCATCTCCATCATTTGACACAAATAAGACCTCTTTGTCAAAGGATTAATAGTCACTTGTTAATATCTTCTCCTTTTAATCTAAATCCATGTCGCCTATAAAATATTGTTACTATAGGCTCTTAAGTCCCCTTTTTAGGTTGTATGAAAACCACCCACCCAATACTTTTACAATCGAGGAAGGGTTCATTATACAACGAGGTCTTTTAGAAGAATATCTAGCGTCTTAATTTTTAGAGAATATATGATATTCTCCTTACTTTGCAAATACGCTCATTTCGTAATCTATAACGCCATCCTGTAAATATTATAGATAAGCATTATTATACGTTCTAGCCTTATTTGCATCTGTCTTCCTAATATGGTCAATATATTGATCCATAGTATATGGCTGTGTTTAATTAATAAAATTAATTATATCTTAAATGTCACTGTCTTACTAAACAAACGCTTTAAATTTACGAAGTTCTCTTAAATCAGGTAATAACTTGCCTGCACACTATCGACCTATAAAACCTGCCAATGTGTTCATAACACAGCCACTATATTATACTACCATAAGGTTAGCATTTAATTTATGTCCAATTAAATTTCTCTTATTTTTATTCTTATTGCATACACAAAACTAGTTATAGTAAGTATATAATTCAACAGAATCCTAGAATTTAATTAATTAGCCTTGTGAGTCAAAGAACTATAATTCGGGTACATTTATATAGTTTCGTTACACAAAATCATAATATTTGAAATTACCTTAATGGTTGCAAGTATTATTAATTTCTCCGTCATCAATCTTCAGACCCTAAACACTTATCTTATAATTTACAATAGGCTATGTTCTTTGAAATACTTCATGATCCTTATTAATTCGCTACCACATTCTCTATTGGATAGCATTTAATAAATAAAATATTTCCATACTATAATAAGTTATAATTCGGAGGCAAGTAATAAATATCAAACAACTCAATAAATTGATAATATTAACAAATACCATTTCTGTAAATTCTTACATTTGTAAATTATTAATACAAG